CGTTACTTTATGATAGGAGACACGCCATGAGTGGTGGTGGTCATTTCAACCCGATTAAAAATATTTCCTCTGCGTTTAAGTCCAAGAACCTAAAGCAATTCCTCAAATCTGACTTCGTGGACCCATTGGGTGCCGGGGATAAGTTGAAGAAAGCTGGTGGTTCGATTATGGGTACTCGTGCAGCTCGTGAGCAGGCCAAGGCTATGCAACAGCAGACCGAGAACCAACAGCGCCAGTACGAGCAACAGCTCCAGACTGCGCAGAGTCAGAACCAACTTGATTCAAGCGGTGATGTCGCAAACGTCGCAACGGTGACAGCCGGTGGTACAGCGCAAGACGCTGACTCCGAACTCTCTACCCGGACGAAGAAGAATCGCCAAAACGCTATCAGCGCCACGCTCGGTCTATAAGGAGTAAGCATGGACGGGAAACTGGAAACCTGCGAAGCGTTGTTTGAGAAATTCAAGGATACGCATGTGCTCAATGCCAGCCAGCAGTTTGCTGAGTGGACGAACCCTGCTGTATTCCCATCAGCAAGCACACAGGACACTGGTACTCGTTATGCTTTAGAGCGTGACTATCAATCCAAAGGTGCGATGCTGGTGAACAACCTCGCATCAAAAGTTGTACAGGCGCTGTTCCCTCAGAACAGTTCCTTCTTTGAGATTAGCTCTACACCGCAGATGCTCCAGATTGCTGAGCAGATGGGCGCAGACGCCAAAGCAGCCGCAAGCAAGTTTGCAGGTATTGAGAACCGAGCCTCGGCCCGTGTCTTCCTGAATGCTGGCTATGCCGCTTTGACTCACGCCATGAAACTGCTTGTCATCACAGGCAATGTCCTGCTGTACCGTGACCCTGTATCGAAGAAGATGCACTCGTACTCTGTACGGGATTATGTGGTTAAGCGGGATGGTAGTGGCAATGTGATGCTGACAATTCTGAAAGAGCGTATCGCATTACTGGATGTCCCGGTGGATTTCCGCATGTCGTTCCTGAACGGTCGAACCGACCCGTATGAGGATGTCACGCTGTTCACCAAGATTACCAGAAAGATTCAAAATGGCCGCGTCGTCTATGAGATTACGCAGGAGTGTGAAGGTCATGGCATCGGCACTAAGAGCACGTACCCGGAGTTCCTGTGTCCGTACATTCCATTAGCGTGGAATCTGGTCACTGGTGAGCACTATGGTCGTGGTCACGTCGAAGACTTCGCAGGAGACTTTGCCCGGTTATCCGAGCTGTCCGAAGCGTCGTTGCTTTATGAGATTGAGATGATGAAGCTGGTCAACATTACTGACCCGGCTGCTGGTATCGACGTGGATGACATGGCGAATGCAGAGGTCGGTGAGTACGTGGCTGGTAAGTCTGGCGTAGCAGGTAACGGCGTTGTAGCCCACGAGGGTGGTAACGCACAGAAACTTGCAGCAGTCCAGAACGACATCGCCTCACTGATGCAGCAGTTGTCTATCGCATTTATGTACACGGGTAACACTCGTGATGCTGAGCGTGTGACGGCTGAGGAAATCCGTGCCAATATCTCAGAAGCCAATCAGACGTTAGGTGGCGTATACGCTACTCTGTCTGAGGTCATGCACATTCATCTTGCTCACATCCTCACTGTAGAGGAGGAGCCGACGCTTCTGCCTATGCTGAATATGCAGGGCATTACACTGGATATCTCAGTAGGTATCGCCTCGTTGAACCGTCAGGCCAACGTTGAGAAGCTACAGTATCTGGCTAACGCCGCGCAGCTCGTTGTTCCTGTACTGTCGCAGATGTCCAAACGCTTCAACCCTGATTTGCTTATTGACGCTCTGTGTCAAGGCTATGGTGTTGACCGTGAGGCGCTGTCATATACAGAGGCACAGTTGCAGCAGATGCAACAGGCACAGGATGCCGCAAACCAACAATCGCAGGCTGAGGCAGCTACAACGCCACAGCAGACTGACCCACAATTAGCCGCTCTGAACTCACAGCAGCTAGGTCTAACGTAATAGAGGAAACCCTATGACTGACGTAACTAATCCAGATGTGCCAGCACAAGGCGCAGTAGCAGCAGCACCGGAAGCAGTGGAGCCGCAACAGGCAGAAGCGAAGCAACCAACGAATGCTGATTTACTGGCCGCGAAGCAGGCAACTCTGAAAGCAGAAGCAGCCGAACAGGAGCCGGGCAAGATTCCCGCTGACCCTGAGAAGCCGGAAGCCGAGGCCAAGCCCGAAGCCACCGATGCTGATGCAGATGACCTAGCGCAAACTGGCGACCCGGTGCTTGATGCCGGTATCAAAATGATGCAATCGGTCGCTGGTCTGAACGCCTCGGATGTCGAGCGTATCATGGCCAAAGCCTACGAGTCCGGCGACTCCGCTGATGTCGATAGTGCCTTTATCAAAGAGCGCTTCGGTGAGCACGCGGCTTATGTCGAACAACTGTCGAAAGCATACATTGACCGTACCAATGAGAAAGTTGGTTCAGTGGTCAAAGCTGTGCATGAGGCGGCTGGTGGTGCTGAGCAATGGGGCTTGATGAATGAAACCTTCAAGCAGCACGCTCCGCAGTATCTGCAAAAGGCTGCACAGGCTATGGCTGATACCCAAGACTTTATGGGTGCCAGTGAAGTCATTATTGAGTTTGCCAAACAGTCTGGTATGGTTCCCGTTGCAGGGCAGCATATTCAGGGTGGCGGCGCAGTAGCTAATGGTGCATTGTCTGCCAAAGGCTTTAGCGAAGAACTCGCCAAACTCCGTAGCGAGGCAGGTAGCCGCTCATTCGAGTCCGGCCCTATCAAAGCTAAATACGATACCCTCGTCCGTCGCCGTCAGGCTGGCCGAGTTCAAAACATTTAATCTCTCTTAATTAAGGAAAACATAACATGGCTGATACCATTTACGCAGGCGCTCTGACCCGTCCACATTGGGGTGGCGCTGACTCTGACGTCGATATCCATCTGGAAGTTTACCAGAATGAAGTCGATACCGCATTCCAGTATTCTGCAATCTTTACTGGCCTGTCTGCACAGCGCTCTACCGCTGAACGCTCTAACACCTACCGCATCGACCGTCTGAACACCTCTGAGGTGAAGGGCCGTAAGTCCGGTCAGGCTCTGGAAGCAACCAGCGTTAAGAACGACAAAATGCTGATTGTGGTCGATACCACTCTGTACATCCGAAATCCTATCGACTATCAGGATGATTGGACCGCGCCGGACTTCCTGCGTGAGATGGGTATGAACAACGGTACTTCCTTCGCGGAAACCTTTGATGAAGCCCACGCAATTCAGCTCGTGAAAGCACGCGGCTGGGAAGCGCCAGAGCACCTGAAACCTGCTTTCAAAGATGGCATGGAAATCGACGTTACCCTGAAAGCTGACGCTAACACTCAGGACGACCTCGAAGCGAACGCCATCCTCATCAACAAAGCGCACCGCGACGGCATCGACCTGCTAGTTAAGCGTAAGGTTCCGCTGAACGACATGGTTACTCTGATTGGCACCGACGAATACTCTGTGCTGCTGGAGCATCCAAAGCTGTTCAACAACCTGTACGGCCAGACCAACGACGATGGCTACAAGGGTCGTCGTGTCGTGACCATGAACGGTATCCCGGTCGTGGAGTTCCTGGAGTTCCCGGAAGGTGCAATCACTGACCACCCACTCGGCGCGAGCTTCAACGTGACCGCAGAGGATGCGAAGTGCCGCATGGTGACTTTCTCCAAGTCTAAGACTCTGGTGACTGTCGAGGCGAAAGCCTTTACCTCTGACTTCTGGAACGACCGTGGTCAGTTCAGCAACGTGCTGGACTGCTACGCAATGTACACCGTTGGTGTGCGTCGTCCAGACACCGCCGTCGTAGTGAAGTTCACCTACGCATAATCCACAAGGGAGCCTCGTTTGAGGTTCCCTTATTTGCCGAGGAGGGCAACATGCCAGTAGTCAAGACTTATACCGCAGACCATCATGCAGCTATCGCAGCATCCCGCAAGGATGTCCGTGAGGCAACGAATCGTATTCGTGGCAGCGTGCCAGTGGTCGCAACTAAGCGAAATCGTAAGCCTGCAAAGGTGAAAGACGAAGAGTAATATTTTCAGTGCTTCTGCGGAGGCACTTATAAATATTATTTGGTGAGAAGCACATGAGGTATGTGCGGCGGCCTGTTAAGCCGAGGGTAGCGGGTTCGAATCCCGCCTTGCCAGCCAATTTAACCAAAGGAGACAACCATGCTATTACTTGAGGCAATCAACATTACGCTTCGGGCAATCGGTGAGTCTGAGGTTGTCTCAGAGAGCACCAGTAACCCAACTGCCGGTATTGTGAAATCCGCAATCACGCAGCACCGCCGTGGCCTACTCGCTACCGGTTGGTGGTTCAATACGTGGGAACAGGAAATCATTCCTACCGCCGATAACCGTATCACGCCACCTGCGAACGCACTGGCCCTGTACGGTAAGTCGGGTGAGAAGTTTGCTTCGCGTGACGGCTGGCTGTTCAACCTGATTGAGCAGAGTAACCGCTTCACCGAGAAGACGTATATCAAAGCCTATATCGACTACGAGTTCCAAGACCTGCCAGAATATGCCGCGCAGTATATCGCGTGCCGTGTTGCCGCAGAGACGTATCGTAATGACATCGGCGTCGATAGCAATTTCCAATCCCTAATCTCTGACTCAGATGAAGCGTACAGCTTGCTGTTCCGTGAGCACGCCCGTAATCAGGCGCGTAGCACCCGGCAGTCTCGCCGCTTCAAACGTGTCAACTCAGCCCGTTTCGTATAAGGAGTTCATATGGCTTCCAGCTTAGAAGGTACTTACAAGAGCCTGCTACAAGGAGTCTCGCAGCAGGTGCCTCGTCTACGTCTGGAAGGTCAGGTGAACGAGCAGACCAATATGCTTGCGGACCCGGTTACTGCGATTCGTCGTCGTCCCGGCACTCCGCTGTCAGCAGCTTTCAACTTTGGCCCTGTCAATGACAACAACCTGTATACGCAGTATTTAGAGCGTGGTGCAGATGGCCGTAACCTCGTCATCAACACGAGCACAGGCTCATGGTGGTTGCTGAACAAAGACGCCAATGGTGTTGTGGCATCCGGCAGTGACGCATACTTTATCGCCTCTGGTGGTGCAAGCTCAATCCAATCCACAAGCGTGGGTGGTGAGACTTTCATCCTGAATATCCAGCAGGGGCCACAGTCCTACACGAACACAACAAAACGTGACCCGGCCACAACAGGCTGGTACTTCACCAAAGTTGGTGCGTTCAGCAAAGAGTACGCCGTCACAGTCAAACGTGGTGGTGACACCTTTACTGCAACCTACACGACTCCAAGCAGCATCCGAGGAGACGGCGACCCCGACCCCGTACCGATGACTGCCCCGACTTATATCACCTCTCAATTGGTGGCTAAGCTACAGGCCCACGGCATCGACGTGCATCAGCAGGACATGTACCTGTATGTGACCGGCGCTGCGACTGTATCCGTATCCAGTACAGCAGGCACCTCGTATGTCGGCACCAGTGGCGTGAGTAACGTACCTATCCTGACTGACTTGCCAGCTATCATCCCTGCGGGTGGTAATGGCATCATGATGTCTGTCGGCACCGACGCCAACGCCTTGACGTGGTATCGCTGGGATGAACCCACTAACTCGTGGAAAGAGGATAGCTCCTACGGCTCACCTGCGGGTATCCGTAACATGCCGCGTGTTCTCGTTGTAGACAGCATCACCGCTCCCGATTTCGAGGGCCGTCTGTCTGGTGACGATATCACTAACGAGATTCCAACGTTTCTCGACCAAGGTGTGATTACTGGCATGACCACGTATCAGGGCCGTCTGGTGCTTCTGTCAGGCGCATTCGTAACGATGTCTAAGTCAGGCAACCCATACCGCTTCTATCGCTCGACAGTGACAGAGTTGCAGCCGGGTGACCGCATTGACATCGGTATCGGCTCCAGCCAGAACTCAGTATTGCGCCGGGGCATCCAGTTTAACCGCGACCTCGTGTTGTTCGGTGACTCGGTGCAGGCTGTGGTAACAGGTGGTGGTAACATCATCACGCCGCAGACAGCCGCTATCTCACTCACCAGTGAGGAGTCGTGCGTATCCAAGATTACACCAATGCAGGCCGGGCAGACTGTCCTGTATCCGTTCAAGCGTTCCAGTAAGTTCTCTGGCTTCCTTGAGTTAATCCCTTCACAGTACACCTCGTCACAGTATGTGTCGCAGGATGCTACTGGACATATCCCCGAATACATGGGCGGCGATATTCGCCTCACCACTGCTTCGAACGTTGTTAACATGTGTGTGACCGCTGGTTCGGGTAATCCGAAAGAGCTGTATGTGCATGAGTATCAATGGTCGAGCGAGGGCAAGCAGCAGGCCGCGTGGCACAAATGGAATCTCCCGTATAATGCGGCGAGTATCCACTTTGCTCGTGAAAAGCTGATTGTGTTGATGTGGGATGGAGCAAATGTTTATGTTACAGCTATTGACCCGCGTGAGGGTTATGACAACCAGACTGTCAGTTCACTGCCATATCTGGACCTGTACAGCACCATCACCGTTTCTGGTGGCACTTTCACCGTACCTGAGCATCTGCGCACCCTTGTCACGTCTGGCTACTCGCTAGGTCTGGCATTTGCGACAGGCACCGCTGCGACTGAGGAGGCAGGCATTGCCAGCTTCAACACGTCAACGTGGGTGGGTATGGTTGAACTCGGTGTACCAGATGGTCAGTATTGGCTCGGCGTCAAGTTCGACTCCCGCTTTACACCTTCACCGCCAATCCTCAAGGATGACGCAGGGAAGGAGGTAGGTTCAGGCCACGTCCGTCTGGTCCGCATGGAAGTCGCTGTTCGCAACACAGGGAAGTTTACTACCCGTGTTAAGGATGTGCGTACTGACGTAGACCACACGGCAGACTACACGGGCCTGTTTATGAACAGTCCTGAGCTAGTCCCTAACTACCCGCTGATTATCTCGCAGGCTAACGTGCTTGTGCCTTGCCGTACTCTGGCCGACACCACTGAGGTGACGTTCAGCACAGACGGTACGCACGACATGAACCTGATTGATATCAGTTATCTTCTTCGTTATAACCAGCGTCGCCGGAGGATTTAATATGGCGTTTTACGTTATTGCGGCGAAAGTAGCGATGCAGATGATTCAGGGAGCGCAGCAGGCAAAAGCTGCCTCCCAGCAATCCATCGCTGAGAACAAGATGGTTCAGAAGTTTAACGACAAGACGATGTATAGCACGATGGAGCAGATTACACAGCTCAATCAACAACGTGCTCAGCAGCGTCAGGACACAGCCGCAGCCCTATTCAACGTAGGGATTCAGGGTATGTCCGCTCGTGACGCAATCACTACTCAAGCCGCTGCCACCGACACAATCGGGGCCAGTGTGAATGATGCGGTTGCAACTGTGAACCAGAAGCAGGGCCAAGCCGTAGGCTCAACAGAAGACCAGTACGTCCGTGCAATCGACCAGAGCAACGCAATGCTCAGCAAGATTACCGACACTGCCAGCAACAGCCTCAAGAACGCCGTTCAGGATAACTCTAACGCTATCATGAACCAAGCGGGCCTGAGCGCCATTGGTAGCATTGTAGGTAGTGCAGCAGGCCAGATGACTTCCAACACGACCAGCACTGCTACAGTGCAGGATATGTCAGGTTCAGCCGGAAGCACAGGCTCATTCGATTATCAGGGCTATAACAGCAATCCAGCAGCGGGTAGCAATCCGTTCGGTCTGCATTATAGCTTCGATACCAACTCATCATTATCAGGCAGTTAAAGGAGAGCAGCGATGCCAGTATTACGTCAAGAGGTAAACACCGGGAGCGGTGCGTTACAGATTGGCGGCACAAACTATCAAGTTGGTGTCGCTGCACCTCAAGTCCAGCAGGAACAGCCAAAGGTTGATTCCCGTGGCATGGCCATTCAAGGCTTCTTGTCGAACTTCCTCGACACATTTACTCCTGCACTTCAAGAAGGCCAACAGCGTGCTGCGGCACAGGGCCAGATTGATGCATCGCAGACGCCGGACGCCTTAAAGGGTGCCGACTCCGCTGCGGACAAGCAGAACATCTTTATGCGTGATGCGTACCAGAAAGGCTACCTCGGTGCCGCTGTACGTCAGACCGTAACCGATTTCCAATCCGGTATCACCTCCCGTGCTCAAGCAGCCGGTATGCAGGGTGTATCCGATGACGACTTTCTCTCAACCGAGCGCCAGCAGAATGCCAAGCTGATGAACTCGTTGGGCCAGTACATGCCGCACATGGATGCTAACACAGTATCCGCTGTCGCTGCGTCACTGGACAACGGGCGTAACTCCGCATTGGGTATCCTGCGCAAGACTCGCTTAGGTCAGGCCAAGGTCAATAACATGCGTGTTGTTGAGCAGGGCAGTATGGCCGCTATGAGCAACTTCACAGCCTCGCTGGATGCAGGCGCTACCTTTGAACAGGCTCAGCACTATCTGACCGACCACGCCGCGCTCATTGGCTCTAACGAGATGCTGGACGAGAAGGAGAAGCGTAACCAGTTAGGCAACCTGTTTGTCTCGACTGCGCAGAACCTGAAAGACCCGCGTCAGATTAACCAACTTGCAGGCGTAGCCTCTGGTATCTTAGGCGTGACTGACCCATCCGTAATGACCCAGCTCGACAGCCAGTGGAAACGTGCAGGCTCAGAAGTGAATCTCAGCACCGAGCTGAATCTCTCTGACCGTCTGAGCGCCGCCGCTAAGCTACCGGGCCAGCAGCGCCAAGCTGAGTACAATAACATCCTGACTGCCGCTATGGTAGCTCACCGCGATGGTTATCTCTCAGAGGGTGCAGCCAAGGGCATTTACACCAGTATCAACAAACCAGCTACACCAAAGGCACTGATTCAGTCAGCGATTGAGAACTCCACTGTCAACAGTGCAGGCGCTCTGTCTGTTGAGGGTATCCGTGCTGGTATCCCTGACGCTACACAGAGTCAGGTGCAGGACCAGATTCGCAACGCTTTCCCGAATACCCTCGAAGGTAACGTGAAGATGCTGGCGGCTGGTCAGGCTGGTAAAGACCCGTGGATTATCAAGGAAGCCTACAGCCGCATCGGTACGCAGATGACGGACCAGCTCGACACTCTGGCTAACCTGATGGATGAGTCAACAGATGACCAAGGCAACAAGGTCTACACCATCCCGCAGGCCGTGCAGCAGAGTATCGTTGGATTCTCCGCTATGTACCAGCAGGCTGACGCAATTCAGCGTAGCACTCTCATGGATTCAATCCCGGAGAAGTGGCGCGGTCTGATGCAGTCTACGATTGAGCAAGACCCTGATAACGCCAACAACAACGTGCTGGACACTCTGAAACGTGTGACGCTGGAAGAACGCTCCGGGATGTATAAGGACGTGAAAGCAGCTCCACCGAAAGACGCTCTGGACACTTCGTCTGCTCTCCGCTGGTATCAGCGCATCAACCCTATCAGCACCGACTCTGAGGAGTCACAGCGTGCTCAGATGGGTGCGCAGCTACAGGCTGAGTATGACCGGGTGTATCAGACGGATAAGAGTTTGCTGAGTGGTAAATCTGCAAAGAGTATCAACCAGATGCTCGTGGGTAACATTCAGGCTCGTACCGTTGAGGTGAATGCAGGGCGCTTTGCATCGAACGTGGTGCTGCCTGCTGGTACTTCTATGGACTCCTACGGCGCTGCCGTGGGCGTGGATGGTAGCACGTATCGTGAGGCTTTGCAATCAACTATTGACTCAACCATGAACTCTTTAGGAATAAAGGGTGACAACATGAAGAATGTCCGCATTACTCCCGGCGCAGGCGGTGCCTTGAGTAAGGACTTCGCCATGACTGTTGAGGTTGAGAATCAGGCTGGTCAGCTTATCTCGCAGCATATCGCATTACCGGCATCGGCTATCAACGCCGCCGCTCGTGATGGCTATACAGCGAAGCAGGAAGCAGCTCGTGCAGTTGGTCGTAAGCAGGCTGGCCCAAGTGTCGCCACGTTTATGAACACGTCACACGGTGGACAGCAGACGATGACCGTAACTGGCAGCAACAACGCTGGTATGGCCCCGGATGCGTTTAACCGTATGCTCACGAACACGATGCGCTATGAGGGCTTCAAAGGTTCCAAGTCAAATGGCTCGGTTGGCTTCGGCTGGCATGATGCATCAGGCGATGCGGTTCCAAGCAACATGACTGTGCAGGAAGGTGTAGCCAAACTGAAAGACCTGTATGAGCAGCGCTATGTGCCTATGGCCAAGGGCTACCTCAAGGATGCTGGTCTGGATGCACCGGAAGCTCTGCCGTGGTTATCCGACCTCGCGTATGAACGTCCGGCTGACGCCAAGGCTGTCGCTACGGCGATGGGTAAGTACACTCGTCATGAGATTGAATACCCTGACCTGATTGGCACACTCGCTAAGCTGCCATCCTACACGGATGCTGGCGGCAGTGCTTCCACACAGCGTAACAAAGACCGCTATGAAAGCCTGCAACATTGGGCCATGCTGTCTGGCTCTCGTGGTACTGACCCAAGTCAGAACCCTGTAGCTGCTTTATCAATTAACTAACCGTGGGCGGTTCGCCGCCCCTTTATCATTAACTTTGGAGATTTAAAATATGGTAGACTTTTCTCGTGCTCAACCTGACGCGAAAGCACCCGAAGCTAATGCTAAAGCTGGGGCTTCTACACAGACCCCGATGATTAACTATGAGGATGCAACCGACCTCGGCCTGAACGCTAACAAGCGTGCTGCCGATTCCGCTGCTGCTTCTCGTGCTGATGTATCAATGGGCCAATCCTACATCGCAGGTGCCAAGGCGTCTGTGCTGGGTGGCTTGATTAAGAAGATTGATGAACCTGACTTCGACCCGCAGCCGGGCTTCGATGTCACTGACCATTTGCAACAGGATGAAGAAACCAAGCTGCTGCGCCCGGACGAAGACGAACTTCGCTGGCTGCAAGGCTCAAGCTCATCCGCTGAGTATGATTACCGTCGCAAGCAGATTCCAGTTGTCCGCAAGGAGCTGTCTGACGCTGCAATGAACCCTGTATCCGGTATGGCCGGTATGCTGGTGGCTGATGCCCCGTCAATGCTTATCCCGTTCGTACAGGAAGGTTCAATTGGCCGCACCGCTGCCACCGCTCTGCGTATCGCTGCTGACACCTACGACATCACCGCGTCCATCGTGACCGCTGACCAGTTAGGCCAATCACAGTTCGCTAACGGTATGGTTGCTGGCACCGGTATTCTGGACATGGCCCACCTCGCTCGTCGTGGTGCTGCCCGTGTCGCTATGCGTGCTGACCGCAACGTTGACGAAGTAGCTGCTGAAACAGAAGCCGCTGCTGCCGCTGATGGTACTCGTGGCGCTTTCCACACTGACGAATCTGAGCAAGCAACCCGCTACTCGAAAGAGACAGGCGTTACACCTGATATGGGTGATGCTGCTGTCGTCGAAGGAAAGGCCAATGATTTGGTAGTGGACCCGGACTCTCCGACCATGCCAGCCAGCACCCGCGACCTCGACGATGACGTTGCACTGGATGCTAATATTCCTCCGCGTGATGAAACCCCGGCTGTAGATTACTCTGCGCTGCGTGACATCAATGTGAACACCAACCAAGCCGCTCACGGCAAGAAGCTGATGGACGAGAAGTTCGGCAAGCCGATTGTCTCTGATATCCCTATGCGTCCTATGATGGGCCGTGTAAGTGAGCGTCTGGACGAGCTGGCTGCTTCTGGTAAACTGCCAGATGACTTCCCGGCTCAGTACCGTACTATCCTGAATGCTGTTGCAGATAACGCTGACGATGTTCCTGTCGTGTTTGACCGCAAGGCTAACTTCCGCTCGCACTACCATCCAATGAGTTCAGACTTCCAAGGCCAACACGTCCGCATGGCATTCCCACGCGCTGCTGTAGGCAAGGGTAAGATGAACGCTGCTGACCTGATTGGTCACATGGATGCGCACGAGCTGCGTACCTTCCTGCACGAGTCTATCCATGCTGCAACGTCCCGCGCCATTATCCGTGCTGAACGTTCGCCTAATCTGGTGACTCCGGGTGTACGTCAGGCTATCCGCGATATGGACGGGCTGCGCAAGCACCTGACCAAGCAGATGAACCGCGAAGTCAAAGCAGGCACCTTAGCCAAAGATGATGCACACTACGTCAAATATTACCTGAGCAACAACCACGAACTCGTGGCTGGGCTGGGTGATGACCGTGGCAACTTCTCTAAGTTCCTGACTCGCCAGACCTCTGTAACCGGTAAAGAGTCCGCTCTGCGTAAGCTGGGTAAAACCATCATGCAGGCACTCGGTATCAAGGGTGCTGGCCGCTCTGGCATCACTGACGTAGCTGATGCACTGGAAGACTTGCTCGCTGCTGGTCGTACCGGTAATGGTGCATTGGGTAAGCAAGCACTGAACCGCATGGCACCGGAGTACGCTTCGAATGCAATGCAGGACGTGACTAAAGCTGCCAAAGATGCTGCTATCAAGGCTCCGTCTGGACGTAAGGCCGCTGCCGCTGCCGAAGCACAGATGACTGCTATGAAAGACAAGCTCAAGCGCTTTATCTCTCTGCGTGACGACATTGCTGCGAACAATCCAGAGACTGCCGCGTTTGCTGACTTCCTCGTTGCCGATGGCACCAAGGTAGGCGAGCGCTCTGAATCTGTAGCTGACTACAAACGCCTGATGAAATCTGAGATGGATGCGATTGCTGCTCACGTAGAGCGCTCCATTTCGAATGAGCTGGCGAAGCGTGGTCAGGGCAAGGTTCAACAGTTCCTGTATCTCAAAGACTTCGTGACGGCTCGTAAAGAGCTGGAGACTGAGCTGGCGCATTATCTGGACTTCGCCCACGGCGAGTTCCGCGCTGGTCGTGAGGTTCCACCTGCGCCTGCTGGTATCAAGTCTGTGGTTGACGACTACGTTAACTCTGGCTGGGCCGAGCGCTGGCATGACCACATGACGAATGCTGGTATGGATGTTGAGGGCCGCTTTGCGAAATCCCCATATTACCTGCCGCGTCGCTACAACTCTGAAAAGCTGCGCACCCTGTCACGGGAACGTGGTTATGCTCAGAAAGACTATGTAGACTTCTTCTCTGCCGCTATGCGTGACGCCTACCCAGCAATGGACCGAGACTTGTCTCGTCAGGTGGCTCGTACATGGTATCAGGGTCTGACCTCTGCACAGCCTGCACAGGGCGCTATGTGGCGTCGTGCTGTGAATGGTATGAGCAATGATGAGTTCGTGGATATGCTGGTCGAGCACGGCATTGATGCCGAGGAAGCTGCGCGTATTCTGGAGAACTCTGTGTTCGCCTCTGAGCGTACCGGCTCCAACCCTGCGCGTAACCTGCGTAAGCGTAACGAGCTGGACATGCAGAAAGAGTACACCGCTCAATCCGGTCTGACCATGAAGCTGGCTGATATCGTGGACACTGACGTAACCAAGCTGATGAACCAGTATAACAACCGGATGTCCGGTCGTACTGCGTTTGCTGCGAAGGGTACTCAAGACCTCAAAGACATTGCCAATCAGATTGACACCCTGCGTAACACAGTGGAAGACCCGGCTGCGTGGACCGCTCACGTAGACGACACCATTGATGTGCTGCTGGGCTACCCGGCACGAGCTGAGACTCCTGACTGGATGCTGGCGACAGGCTACCTGTCAAATGCCTCTATGCTCAAGAACTCCGGCCTGTACCAGTTAACTGACCTCGCTCTGTCTGCGAAAGAGTTTGGCTTAGCCCGCGTTATGCGTAGCATGATGTCGGCTGGTCTGTTCAAGCATGTGCGCGTTGAGTTAGGTGCTGACAAAGGTCTGAACCAGCGACTGCACAACATCCTCACGGGTGCCACTCAGAACGACATGCGCTTTAAGTGGCTGCACACTTATGCCGACGACAATACTGACCTGACTCGTTCAGCTCTGTATACCAACCGTCTGCGTAACCTGTCGCAAGCTGCGTACAGCGCTAACGGTATGCGTGCCATTCACCGAGCGATGGTGAACATGAACTCTGGTATGATTCAGGACTCCATCTACGCGGCGCTGAAAGGCTCCAAGAAAGATGCTGAGTTATTGCAGAAGCATGGCCTACGCCCTGCGGCTCTTGAGGAAATGCGTGCAGCTTACGCAAAGAATCCTGATGCTGCTTTCCGCAACGACTTGCAGATGCACCTTGAATCAGTGGGCCAGCGCTTTATGGACTACGTGGTACAGCAGAACCGTACCGGTGAAACCGCACACTTCGCAGAGATGAACCCGGTAGGCCGCGTGCTTATCGGTTATCAGTCATTCGCCTTTGCTGCAACGAACAAGATTCTGCGTCGTCATCTGGAGAACGACAAGATGGGTGGGGCTATGCTTCTGGCCTATCAGTTCCCTATGATGCTGCTGGCTATGAAAGCGAAAGCTGCCATGGACGGTAAAGACGAGGATATGACTTCGGGCAAGATGATTTCTGATGCTGCGTGGGGTATGTCAGCGCTGGGTGGTTTAACCATGCTCCAGCCGCTGTTTACTGAAAGCAACAACACAGGAGGTGTGTCGATGTTTGGGTCTGTGAACAACATGATTCAGACATTCAACAAGATTAAGTCACAGGGTACGGACATCTCCGTACAGGACGCCAGCCGGGTACTTCCGCTGGTGCAAGAGTTTGTGCCTCTGCGCATTCTCATCAACAACACTTCGGGCGATTAATTTCGCCCTTCACTTTTAAGGGAAACACACATGGCTAAGTCATGGCAAACCGAAACCTCTGCTGCTGGTCAGGTTACTGTCGGGATTAACATTCCGTATATGCAGCGCTCTCATATCTATCTCTACGTGGACGGCTCACAGGTAACGGGCTTTACGTGGGAGAGTGACGTGCTGATTCGCCTACCAGCCCCGCTGTCTGGTGGTCAGGAGATTCTGGTCATGCGTCGTACCGAGCGTGATAATCTGGTAATCCAGTTCTCAGAAGGTGCTGCATTTGACCGCAGTAATCTGGATGAGCAGAACACCCAATTCCTCTATCTATCGCAGGAGCTGGTTGAAGGTCGAAGCATT